AGCCAGCTCCATGCAATGCGTTGGCAGATGCGCCATGCGTGTTTCTTGTCGATGCCGTAGCGTTCTGCTAGTTGTCTGTAGCTGTTACCAGCAATACGCAACTGGCGCAGTTCGCGCACGTGATCTTCTGTAAGAAACGCGGCGTAGTTTGCCTCGCCGCGCTTGAACGGATCACTCATCTACATGCAACAGCAACCTGCGCATGTACCAATCAGCTTTGCCGTAATCCTGATCGGTATTACCCTTGTGCTCGGCACGCCATAGGTATTTGATGACGTTGCCTTTGCAGTAAGCGCGAAAGCCATCATCACCAAGTGCTGCTTTAATGGCTTGGATGCACTCAATGTCGCCGTGCTTGTAATGCGGCGGATGATTGACAAGATCACTCATCACCTAAAGCCTCTGCCATGTCGCGGCGGATCAGATCAGCAATGCGCTGTTGATACAGCCCGGTGTAGGTGCAGCAGGTTCGGCCGCTTTGCTCGTACAACCACTGCAGGTAATCATCACGGCGCTGCTCAGTTTTGTGGTTGATCATCTTGCGTCAGCTCCAGGAGTTCAAGAATATGCGCGGCAAATGCCACGTGTGTCATCACTGCATGGGTGCCGGGAGGGCGCCCGTAAGACGCCTCCCACCACTCCTTGAATGCAATGTCAAGTGTGGTTTGATTCATCAGAACACAGGCTCCTCGCTGGTGGTTGCTGCGCCGCGTGGCATGAATTCAAAGCGCTGGATGCTGAGCACATGCTTGCTGCGCTTAGCGCCGGTTTCCTTGTCGTTCCACTCTTGCCGGCGTACGGCACCGGTTACAAGGATGCTGTCGCCTTTTTTGAGCTTATCAACGATCAGCTCAGCGGACTTACCCCAGACCTCGCAGTCGATTGCGTTATTAATCCAGTTGCCATCTTTGTCTTTGCCTTCCTGGATGCCACCTGCGAAGTTGGCAACCATGGTGCCAGATTCAAAGGCACGTAGTTGCGGGTCGGTGATGATGCGAACAATGCCGGTTGCGTAAAGGCTCATGTCAGTTCAGTGGTGTGATGCCATTGGCTTCTTCAAAAGCCAAGACTTGTGCGAGGGAATAGCGGACACGTGGCGTGCCAGCCGGTAGGCCAATGCGTGGTGCAGTGACGTAAGCAGGGCCAATGCCACGTGCACGTTGGTTCTTGATGGCGGCTGGCTTCAGGCCCCAACGTGCTGCCAGCTCATCAGTGGTGAGGAATGGTTCAGTCATCAGCAAAGGGATCCTCCGATGGCGTGTCGGATAGCACCGCTTCGCGCTCTACAGCAAGGCGCAGCAACTCATCGTTTTGCTCATCGCTGAGATCAGGCTTGCGCTTATCCATGCGCGCTACCACCTCTTGCAGCTTGTCCAGCGTGTCGGCCTTGGCAATAGCAGCCTTACCGGCTTGGAACAACTTGGCATCGCCTGCGGGGATCGCGGGTGCAGCGGTAACGGTCACCGGCTCCACCTCTGCCTGCTGCATCTCATCGGTGCTGTAGACACCAGACATGTCAGCAGGAAACGCCTTGCGCAGTGCCAATGCCTCAGAGCATTTGGCGATCATTGCGGCGCCCATCTTGGACCACAAGCCTTGGCCGGCGTTGTAGTCAGCAAAGCGTGCCACACCAGTAAATGGATGGTTGGCACCCTTGCGCCAGATAGTGGTCTTGGCCGCGGCAGGTGGCTTGCTGCCTAGCCATACATCAGTCCACTGGCCGTCTTCACCGCACCATTCGGTGATGCTGCCGTCAAGCTGACCGGTGCGCTCGGCAATGGCACGCAAGCCGTCGATGCCGGCTTGGATGGTCATCTTTCCGCCACGCTTGATGGCGTAGATCTGCTTGCTGAACGGATCCAGTCCAGTGCGCTGGCAGGCGTAGGCAAACAGTCGCAACTCGTCATTGCTGCAGCCAGGCGCAATGGTGGTTGAGATCAGCTGCGTTTGCTCTGGTGTCCAGAGCGTGATTGATGCGCTCATTGTGCTTCAGTTAATGCTTTTGCGTCTTGAAATAAAGTGATCGCTTTAGCCAAAAAGATTCTGGTTTCTCGGCTGAGCTTTGGAAAATCAGCCGCAACTTTGCTAAGCATTGCAGTGCTCCAGTTGTCCAGATTGATGCGATCCTTCAGTGAATGGCATTCTCGGCAACAATCGACAGTATCAATGCCGCCGTGCCGCATCGGAACAGGGAAATGATCGCCAGGGGCGGAGCGGGAAACGCTGTAGACGCAATCGCAATACACGCAAGTGCGGTGCACGCGATGGTTGCTCATTAGAAATCCTCCGAAGTAATAGCAGACTCGTTGCGTAGTGCCCATGAAGGCAGGCTGAGCGGCTGGCATGTGTCGCCGTAGCCCGGCCACTCCTTGGTGGCTTGGCAGTCGGCAATCACGCGCATGTCACGTTGCCGTAGCTCATCACCGGCAGCCATGGCCGCGGCATCAAGCTCGTAGACAGCAACCGCGTACGGAGCAGTCTTTTCAACGGCAATGAACACAAACCGCTCAGCACCGTGCAAGCCGGCTAGGTAGTGGCTCGCTTGCACATGGTAGCGGAAGGTAGCCACGCTACGAGCAAAGCCGGGGCCGGCATCCGTGGTGGTCTTGAGGTCAACCACCGTGGCACCGTCGTACCAGTCAGGGCGGCACTTGCAGCGCAGCCCAGTGGCGGCGTCATCCCACCAGAAGGACTGCTCAGCCTTGCCATGAGCGAGCAGTGCTGCTGCTGCAGGGTGCACGCGGACGCTGGCAGCCATGCTGAGCGCTAGCGCCATATCGGACTGAGTGATGGCTTCAATGCCAGCAGCGGCCATGCGCTCTGCTTGCTCCTTGCCGGCCTTGGTATTGCGTGGAGCGCAGACGCCATAGCGGCCTGCCAGCTCCTCCGGCTCTAGCACTGCGCAATGCACCAGCGAGCCAAGCCGCATGGCGGCAGTCGGCTCGGGTGCGCTGCGCTTGGGGTCGAGGTAGCGGCTCCAGTAGTGGTAGGGCGACTTGGCCACTGCGTGCAGGTGCGAAGCGCTGACGGCTGGGTCGGCGTGGTAGTCGGCATTGCTGGTCACGCTGCTGCTCCACTACGCATCTGGCGGTGCATCCGGCTGGCGGTGCCGTAGGTGGCGACCAGCTCAGGGAACGCATCCAGCAGGCGGCGCTTGTTGCCGGGGTCAGCCTTGAGGCCAGCGTGCGCTAGCGATTGGAAGAAACCACCGCCGTGCTGGTAGGCGGTGGCAAATGTCCAGTAAATGTCTGCTTCAGTCATGGCTTGAGTTGCTCTTGGCAAGCGTGATGGCTGTAGGCGGGCTGCTGGCGGCCGGTGTCATAGGCCATTGCCCAGACACCGAAGATGATTGCCAGCACGGCAAAGCGGTTGAGGTTATTCATGCCATCAGCGCCTTACGGACGCGATAGGTGGACAGGTTGAGGCGGTCGGCAATGCGCTTCTGGCTCAGGCCAGTGCGGCGCAGTACGCGGATGCGGCGGTCGTCAGAGGCGGTAAGCCAGTCGATCACGGCGACTACTACCAGCAGTGGTAGCAGCAGTTTCCAGATAACTAGCAGTGCGGTTGTGAGCATGGTTGGGGTCGCAGTGTGTGGTTGCCGGATTGGGAGCGGCTCCGGCGGGCCGCGTGATTTTTCAGTCCACCAGCTCAGTCAGAACGCCGAGGCGTTTGGCATTGCGCCAGATCTGGCGGGCTTCATCTGCGTCAGTGATGACACGAAAGAAGCTGTCACGGCCCCACTCCTTGTATTGACCCGCAATCTTCCAAGTGCGGCGACGGATCTCGGCTCCGCTGAAGGTGCCGTTGTTGACATAAACCGTCAGCACTAGATCTGAGTTGTCGCCAACAAAAGCGTTGATGTCACGGAGTTGACCAGTGGCGCCGCAGGCAAAGCAGTCGCCGTTTTGAATGTGGGAGAAGTGAGGCAGCTTGCCTGATCCGCCACAGAAGGGGCAGGTGCAGGTTGCGGTTGCGGCGTTCATGTTTCTCGGGGTGGGGTGCAGGACTGGTTGCCTGCTGTCCCCATATCCTACACCATGTGCCGCCGTGGTCAACCCTGCCTAGTAACGAATCGACACAGTTGCTGTGCCATCTAGCGGCACGCCTAGGCGGTAGGCGGCGCCAGCGCTGAGATCCAGCGACCCGCAGTCGCAGCGGTCAGTGACTGGCACGGTGAGCAGGCGCCCGCGGTGCTGCACCGTGACGCGCGTGCCGCATGGCAGCCATGGATGGGCGGCTGACACGTCCCAGTGGCGGTAGGTACCGCCGCAGTACGTGGTGCGCCCGTGGTACCAGCCGTCGTAGACGGTGGCAGTCACCTGCCGGGCTTGAGCAGGCGACAGCAGCAGGATTGCTGCAGTGATCAGTGCACGCATGATGCTTGAGGTGATTGGGTGGAGTGATAGCGGCCTCCGATACGGTTGCAGCTGCAGCACCGCGACTGCAGCACCGCGCGCGTCCTTACGGATAGCGCCGACCGCTGGGCAATAAAAAAGGCCCCGTAGGGCCTAACGCTCAGTCTTCGAGATCGCTTTCCAGATCCATGCAGGCAGAGATGAGGGCGTCGAGCAGCTCGTTGTCGCAGAGCTTGTCCCACTGGGCATCAGTGGCGCCTTCACGCAGTGCCTGCAGGGCAGCCACAACTGATTCGGCGGAGCCGATCACTGTGGCCATTTGGCCAAGCGCCTCGATGGCGGTGCTGGTATTCATGTTTCTAGGTGCGGTGGATGCCGGGATCGCTCCCGACTCCTTCAGTATAGGCCATGCACCGCCCTGGTCAACCCTGTGCAACATCTCTTAACAATGCCTCCGCATCGCTGACTGAGCGCGCCACGCCGGCAATGCCGCCAGCCGCCTGGACCGCATCTAGCCACTGCTGCTGCTCAGGGCGCAGCCTGCCGGTTGCGGTCTTGACCTCTATAGAGGTAAACACCGCCACTTGTGTGCCGACCATCTCCGGCGTGATGGTGACGCGCTTCCAGCCGATCAGGTCAGCGCTGCCCTTGCACAGGCCAAACTGAACTGGGCGGCCATTGGCGTCCTTGAGCGTGCCGGTGTTATTGCGGAACAGCCGCGTGCTGCCGGTGCCGCAGGCGATGCGGATGTGTTGCTGGAT